TAAGACTAATTACACCGCCTGCAAGCGCTGCCGTATCGCTTGCAGAGGCCAAGGCGCATCTACGCATCACAGACGCCACGGATGACGTTTTGATAACCGCGATGATTAGCGCGGCCACAGAAACAGCGGAGCATTTAACAGGGCGCGCCTTGATGGTGCAGACCTGGGAGGCTGGCTTTGATTCGTTGGGAAGCCTGCAGCTACCGCGTGCGCCTGTCCAAAGTGTGACCAGCATCACATACACCGACGCGGCGGGTTTGCTGCAAACGCTTGCGCCTGCGCTTTACAGCGTGCTGGCTGACGAAACCGGCTACACGAATGTCATACCGGGTTACAACGTGACATGGCCCACGCATCGCGGCGATATTGACGGCGTAAAGGTGCGTTTTGTTGCTGGTTATGCCAGTGCAGCGCTTGTGCCGCAATCTATCAAGTCCTGGATGTTGCTACACGTCGGCAATCAATACGAGCATCGTGAGTCAGAAATAACGGGCGGCGGTGTTGCATCGCTTGGCTTTGCGGATCGCTTGCTTGACAGGTATAGGGTGTATGGATGAAAGCAGGCCAGCTTCGCACGCTGATAACGCTACAAGCTCCAGCGGTCGGCGTTGACACGATAGGCCAGCCGTTAACAGGCTGGACAAACGTAGCCGATGTGTACGCCGACATACGCCACCAAAGCGGTTTAAGCGCGATCAAGGCCACCGCTGACGTATCAGTTAACCGGGTTTCGATACGCATCCGCTACCGGGCTGTGACGCCTGATATGCGCGTTTTGCAAGGCGCTACGGTGTTTGCTATTCAAGCAGTTTTGCCGGACGCAAAGCGGGTCTTTGTGGATTTGGTTTGTCAGGCGGTTGCGTAATGCCAAGCGTAAGCATCAAGTTTGACGACACCGCATTACAAGCCAAGTTAGACGCCTTGCGAGTAAATCTGCAAGAAGCCGTAAGGCCAGCGGCACAGGCGGGCGCGCAAATTTTGTACGACGAAGTAAGGATGCGCGCCCCAATATCTACCAAAGCGCACAGCACAAAGGGCAAGAGCCAAACCTATCAGCCCGGAAACCTTAAAGCATCCATTTATCAGGTTTACAGCAAGTCCAACAGCGGTGATTCAAAAGCCTCTTATCAGATTAGTTACAACCAGAAAAAGGCTTTCTACGGTCGATTTATCGAGTTTGGCACGGCAAGAAGCCCTGCGCAGCCATTTATCCGGCCCGCTTACGACAGCAAAAAAAGCGCGGCACTGGAAGCGTCAAAAGCCAAGTTTTTAGAGCTTGCAAAAGGGGCAATCAATGGCGCTTGAAGTTGATCTAAACACGCTACTGAAAACGCTATGCACCCGCGTGTATCCCGATGTTGGCCCTGAGCCTTTACCTGCGCGGCCTTACATCACATGGCAACAAGTAGGCGGCGAGGCGATCACGTTTTTAGACCGCACGCTACCGGGCAAGCGCAACGCACGAATGCAAATAAACGTGTGGGCCGATACCCGGCTTGCTGCTAACGCGCTGGCGCTACAAGTAGAAGACGCGCTGAGACTGTCGACAGCTTTTCAGGCGTCTCCGGTTGGCTCGCTTGTCGGTAGTTACGAGTTGGATTTAAAGCTGTACGGATGCAGGCAAGACTTCACGATTTTTTCAGTTTGATTTAGGCCGCAAGGCCAACCCCTAAAGCCGCTTCGAGAGCAATCCCGATGCGGCTTTTTTCTTGCCCGCTTATGGGCGCAACCCTGCCGCAGTAATGCGGTTTTTTTTCGTCCATTTTCAATGAAAGGCCAATCATGGCAGCCAAACTTCCCGACGGCGCAATCGTTTCGCTTGCGACCACCTACGGCACGGTCTTGACCGTTTCCGGCATCACCAACGCCAATCCGGCTGTTGCCACTTCCACCGCGCACAGCTTTGTCAACGGCGACATTGTGACCATCGTTTCAGGTTGGTCAAACCTCAACAACCGCGTTGTACGTGTGTCCGGCATAACTGCCAATACTTTCAACCTTGAAGGTATTGACACAGTTAGCTTGACGCTTTACCCGGCTGGCTCTGGCGGCGGTACGGCGCAGAGGATCAGCGCGTTTACGCAGATCAGCCAGATTCTGGATTTCAGCACCAGCGGCGGCGATCAGCAGTTTGCGACGTTTAGCTTTTTGGAGCAAAACTTCGAGACGCAAATCCCGACCATCACCTCTGCGCAGTCAATCACGATTGGTATTGCAGACGATCCAGCACTCGCCGGATACGTTGCCTTGAAGGTTGCCAATGATGCACGCGCTGTCCGTGCGCTGCGTTTGGTGCTGCCTGACAACTCGCTGATCCTTTATCAAGGCTTCGTATCGTTTAACGAAACGCCGACGCTTACCAAAGGTTCGGTCATCGCCGTGTCTGCCACGTTCTCGCTGCAGTCGCGTCCTGTCCGTTACACCATTTAACGGTTGACGAGTTAAAATAGCGAAGCCGGTTTACTCCTGAGAAAGTAGACCGGCTTCTAACCACATCATTGTTCTAAGGAAACAACAGCATGGCTGAGGCAAAATTTTACACATACATTCACCGTAGACTAGATAACGGTGTTATTTTTTATGTTGGCAAGGGTTGGGGCTACAGATGCCAAGACAAGAACAACCGAAATAAGCACTGGAAAAACCTTACCGCCAAATATGGCTACGCCTTTGAAATAGTTTGCCGTTTTATTGCTGAATCTGATGCTTTTGCCCATGAGCGTCAGTTGATTGCCGAATATCGTCGATCTGGCGTTGCGCTTGTAAATATGACCAATGGCGGCGAAGGCCAGGCGGGGCGAGTTATCAGTATTGAGCAGCGCGCAAAAATCTCGGCCACGCTAAAAGCGCGGAAGCTGTCCGAGTCAACATATCCTGCAAATCGTGGCCCATTGAGTTTTGAACACAAAGCCAAAATCTCGGCTGCTAAAAAAGGATGTGTATCAAATCGCAAGGGGGTTGTATTTACACCTGAGCAAAGAATTGCAAGAGGATGGCCCTCAGTGAAGCCACAAATAATTACAGCACCTCGGCTTGAAACGCACCTCACCGAGGCTCACAAAGCAAAGCTTTCTGCCGCCCTTAAGGGGTTGCAGAAAGCGCCGTTCACAAAAGACCATCGCGCAAAAATGTCTGAGTCAGCAAAGCTTAGATGCCTGAAATCTCGGCCAGAAATTTAGAACACAACGTCCCCACGTTGCCAGACCCGCTCGACGCAAGTTAAGCGGGTTTTTTTATGCCCGCTTGGTCGCACCTTGTCGGGTTTTTTTACGTCAAAAGAAAGTCACAAATGACACGCATCAAGCTCGGCACAGCCCCAAAATCATTCACGCACAAGGTCACTTTCCCCCTGCTGCAAGGCGGCAAAGGTGACATCACTATGAGCTACCGCAACCGCGACCGCACGCAGTTTGCCGAATTCATTGACCAGATTTACCCCGGCATCAAAAACCCACCCGCCGAAGCAGTGGAGGCCGGTTTCGATATTGTTGAAAACGCAGCCAAAACCCAAGCCGACGAAGTGAAATACATCATGGGCTGCGCTACCGGCTGGGACTTGGAAGACGACTTTACAGAATCAAACGTCAAGGCGCTTATCAATGAATTCCCGGCTGCTGGCTCTGCAATCACACGTGCTTACCGTGAAGCCGTGACCGAGGGCAAGGCAAAAAACTAACCGAGGTTGCCTGCGCCCTCTACGAAAAACAGGCCGACGAAGCGGAACTAAACGCTTTCGGTTTTACCGCTTCGGACTACGACACAGATCCGGTTATTTACTGGCCTGAAAACGCTGCTGCTGTGCACCTGTTTTGCAGGCTGCGCACACAGTGGCGTATGGGCATGGGCGGGCCTACGGGCCTTGATTACGCCGCTGTTTACCCCTTGATTGACCGCTTGCAGCTTGACCCTGAAGAATGGGATTTGCTGCTTGAAGACATCCGCACGCTTGAGCACGCAGCCTTAAACGCAATGAACCAAAAAGACGGATAGAGAAAAATACGCACAACGGCTGCACTATTTAGTAATATCTGGCTTTCTTTTAATGGGGGCCATAAATGCGTAAGTCTCTGAAAGTGGCGCGGGGTTTGCAGTTGCTAGGCTGCGCCTTTTTGATTTTTGGAATTGCATCATGCTC